GTGACCAATACCGAATCCTTGAGTGCTCGTAATTGATCAACCCGAGTTGCCGAAAATGCTGTTTTCATTTGTGTTCCTTATTGAGATTTGACTTGGCGGGCTCGTGCAATTGCTGCTGCAAGACCGTCTTGAGCTGCTGCCTCCACTGGTGCTGCATTTTGTGCAGCAGGACGATCAAAATCATTTAATTTTTCAAATGTGTCATCAAAATCTTCGGGAGGTACTGGAATCTCTGCCGACTTAGCAACAGCAGCGCGGCTGCTGTGAACTGTGCCGCTGTCGGTGTTGGTCACTTGCTTTTTGTATTGACGGCCCACCTGATTGTTTCGCGAATCAATAGGACGGTTGTTACTGTCCAGCAAATCCCCGCGAGCGTTTACGTTCATGTTGCCAACTGCTCGTACATTTTCGTTTTTGAGTTGTAACGCACCCAGATCAACAATTTTTCCTTGAGCAGTACGATATGTTTTTTGTGTCATAACTATTCCTTTATTTTAGCGTAAAAATTCTTTTGGGTCTAATTCATAATACATGCTGTCTATGCGGTGCACTCCCAGCAAGTATAAAACATAACTTGCCAAACTTGATCCGCGACCCACACCCCAAATTAGACGATTTTGTTGCATAACATCAACTAGATATTTAAGGTAACGTAATAAATCAAAAAGATTTCGCTCTTGATATAACAACAGTTCTTCACCTGCTCGCTGCAACTGTTCTGGCGTGTCGCAAAGATCCAAAATGTGCTTGGCAATATCCAACTGCTGATATTGGACAGGCATGAACCAATTCTGTTGATTTCTATGATCAAACTCGGAAACAGTCAGTTGTTGTTCCGCCAATTTGTCGTATTGTATAAAAGTCGGCACATCTTCTAGTATTAGCGCAGCAGTTTCTAAATCCACAGGAGGGTCTACCACGACAGGTATTGTGCCAAACTCCTGGCCCTGCATGATCAAATCAAACACATCATCGTGATCGAGAATTATTTCTCCAAATTTATTTGTCTTTGTCATTTTTAAACTCAGCAAATACCAAAATATTCTCCTGTGTCTCTATGCCTGTGTCGGTGTTCCATTCAAGGCCAACTTCTCTCCATAGTTTCCCTACAGGCAAAATAACCAAGTTATCGGGCTCACCTTCTGCAGATTCTAATGCATGTGTGGGTTCGTGGTTGTTCCACCAGCCGGCGGTGTTTTCAAAAGGATGATTGTCCTCAGCAGAGTCATGTTCGTAGATGATGTCATCGCCGGCTTCACTGGAAAGCAAGATTGATCTAACAAGCATGTTGCCTTCCATTATGGCATTGAATTTGGAAAATAATGCCATGCCAATGACCTGGTCAACTGGTTCTTCGGGTAGTACAGTTACTCCAATGCCAGCTGCTTGTAATAGTTCAATTTGATCAGTTTCGCTGTCGCAGATAAAAACTGTATCAGTCAAACACTGTTCAACCAAGTACTTTACTCGATCCAGCGCAATGTTCTGATTGTTATGATCTGCAGTGATTGTCAGCAGTTTGAGAGTTGTGGTATAATTGTTCATTATCAAGTGACTGTTGAACCAGGCACCAGCAGTGAATCTTAATGTACAGCCAATTTTTACATTCATGATATGTTTATTTTGTCAGAGAAGTCGGGATCATTTCTGTTTTTAGAATCGTACATTTCTTTTGTCTTTTGTTGATAACGATTGGTAAATGTTTCAATTGCCATTCTGATTTGCCCGGCTAAATTTGCATTTCCGGATCGTTGAGCAAATGATAGCTTTTTATTGAGTTCGCTGATTTTTTCTTGCAATTGATCAATTGTAAGATTGTGAATGTCGTTTATTAAGGGATGTTCCATAAATTATAGGCCTTTGATGTTGTATATTAACATCAAAGGCCTGGGGTTGTCAAGCAATTAGATCAAGCAAATGTAGCAGCATTGTTGCCGATACAAAACCATTTTGAATTGATGTACATGAGAGTACAGGCTTGCCCAACGGCAGTAAATGTAATGGTACCAGTACCAGATGTTTTCCATCCGGCATTGGTAACTGTGATCACCATGTCACCTGTGTCGGCGTACATGGCAAATACTTTGACCTGACCGGGCGATCCCGCTGCCAATGTTGCTGTTTCGGCTGCAGCGGTTGAAAAGTAACTGGTGGTTTTGGTAAGGCTTGCTGCAGCAGCATCAGCCAAATCTTCTGCACTTGGCAAATAGATCGGATCAAAGTTTTGATTGAGATCGAATACAGAAATAGTTGCACCACCGGTGCTGGTTTCAAATTCGTATTCAAAAACTCCAGTGCGAGTAAATGTCAAAATATTGCTGTTCAAACCTTGAATGTTGCTGGTTCCTACAGAAACAGCCACAGGCAATGTCAGAGTGTATGACAAGTTGTTGACTGTGACCTGCAATCGACAACGTGCTGCTACGCCAGACGCCGGAAAGTTGGCAAAACTCAAGCTGACTGATCCGCCCAGTGTTAGTGTAAAATACGGACCGGCTTCGTAATTGAGAATTTGACTGCCAACTACAGATTGAAGAGCAACTTTGGTTTCGCTCATGTCTTGCAACTGAGCATTGCTCAAGACCGAGCCGCCCATGTCGTTGTTGAGAGTGGTTCCTGTTAGAGCCGATTTTAGCACTGCCTTGTTCTGCAGATCTGTGATTTCTGCTGCAGCATAACTAAAATTAGTCTTAGTGTTGGTAAAGTTATCGCGGAATCCTTGGCTGTCGTTGTCTTGACCGGCTACAGGATATGCACCATCGATGTTGTTTGGGTTAATAGTTGACGCCATTTTTTATCCTAAAATATTGGTTCTGGGGTATAGAATATATTTATCAAAGTCGTCGGTGAATGCGTAGGTATTTGCCGGCGCGATAAAATCTGTGCTTCCCCCATCAAAGTATGTGCCCAGTAGATCAGTGGGAGTGATATCAAAAGTGGTAGCTGCAGCCGGGTCTGGGATCCAGCGTCCAGATTCAACACTGTCGTCGTATGGCTCCCAAGCATAGGTCATTCTGCGATCTATTTCGTAGCGATCAGCTTTGAAATCAATCTTGTTTAGCTGATTGGCAAATTTCTGTTGTATATTATAGACCACTTGTCCACCCAGGCCAGGCTTGACATAAGCTATTACCCAGGCCGGAGTAAATCCTGGAACACGACCATCGGCTTGCTTGGATATCATCCATGTGGGCAGCATCGGACTAATTTGTCCCACTGTGTCAACCACCTGATCACGCATGTTAATCAGGCTGTTAGGGTATACAACATCAACTGAAGTGCTGTCGTCCAGTTCTACTGCATAAGGCAAGGTTATTTCTTTGCTGACACTTTGTCCCTCGGCGTTGACCTGGTCGTCGATAATTCTACTGTACACTGCTTCGTATATAACTTCTCCTGCAGCATTTCTCGCCTGGGCATATTCAACTGGGCCAAGAATGAGATTTTTCCAGTAATGATTGATTTCCAATGCTGCCACATAGCTTTCTAAACTGGCAGCATTTAGACCAAATGCATGATCGTATACTACACTGCTTGCTACTCCAAAGTTTGGATCATCATTGCGATACACCATGTCCACTGGAATGATGTCTTGGTTAAGTATCAGCTGATCGATCAATGCACGGTCTGATTCTGACGGCATGGCCTTGATATACAAGCCCTGATAAGGCTCGTTAAACAAGCGTATTACTTCCAATTCGAAGCGTCGATTTACTGATACTACATTTTTAATGGTGGCAATGTCAATTATTGATCGTGCGGCGGCAGCAGTACCGCCGCCGCCTGTGATGGTTATTGTGGGAACACCAATATAACCTCTGCCCATTTCGTCGATGGCAATGGCAGTAATAACTCCGCCAATTATGGTGACTGCTCCTGCAGTGGCTTGCACTGCTCCAACCACTGTAGGTGGTGCTGATATAGTGACAGTGGGAGTTGATGTATATCCGCTACCGCCGGATTGAACAACAATTGCCGATACTTTATATCCTGGTTGCTCCGAAGCAGGAGCATAGGCATTCACTGTAAATCTAAAAACCATATCAAATGTAGTTTCTTTATTGATTGATCTGGTGCGTATGTTTTTATCGAAAGTGGTATAACCAGTGTCGACTGCAAAAGTGTTGAAACTGACACGCCCAACTAGGTTTCCAGTTGCAGTTAATCTTAGCCCCTGTGGTAATTTGCTATTGCTGCCCTGTACCAATCGGTACGACAGATCTCTACCAGCAGCATTGACAGCTTGCACACTTATGGTGCTTATCGCGCCATTGTTGATTGTGCCTAGATCAGGATCGGTTAACCAAACTACGTCGGTTTCCACTGCACCAATGATGGTTAGAGTAAACAGTTTGGTATCTGAAATAACAGTGACGTCAGCGGCTTTTCTAACACGCACACCAAATTGATAGGTGTTTTCTGTTGCGCCTTGATCTGGAATGTAGCCATAAAACCAACCGGTATTGATATTGAGCACAAGGCCAGGCGGCAAACTAGATGACCCCACTGCAACAGAAACATATTCAATTGGATCACCGTCGAAGTCAATCCCTTCGAACTTGAATGCGTAAAAATTGTCAGATCTTACTTGTCCAAGATCTCCTGACTCTGTCAGTAATACAGGTGTTCTTGTTGGTGTTACATCAGCTGTAACAAATGTATTGTCCGCTGTGATATTGGTATTGTCAGCCGACAATTCATTGACACTGTAAACATAGATTTCAAAAATTCTAACGTTGGAATTTTTACCGTCGGTGATTTCCACTGCAAATTGATAGTTCTTGCTCAATGCCCGTGTTGAGAAATCAAATTCGTACTGATCAAACTCAGTGATGTCGTAACCGGCTGTTGCTGTACCCGGAGGTCCTGTCAGCGGTGCAATAGCACCTGATATCAATCCAGTAACTGGATTCAATACCAGCCCAGGTGGTAATGCACCCGACAGCACAGACAATCTTAGATTATCATCGACGTCGGCATCAGTAAACAAAAGTTGTATACTGGCTTCGGTACCGTCGTAGAAAGTACCGATATTTCCTGCAGGGGTTATAAACTCCGGAACATCTTGGCCAGTGATGGTGAGTGTAAATGTTCTGTCATTCAATCGATCTACTAAAATTACACCATTGACTACCTTGGTAGTATAGGCACGTATGGCAAATTTGCTGACAACGTCTTGGTTGACTTCAGTGGGTACTCCCTGCACATTGATTATGTTTCTGGGTACACCTTCAATTATGCCGCTATTGGTAATTTGCACGCCGTTGGGTAATTCTCCGGCTATGACCTGATAAAAAACATCCTCAATGCCGGCTGTGGCTGTTACTTCGATGCTGTAAAAAACACCTTCTGGAATGGTTCCTAAACTGCCAGCAGGAGTAATCCACTGTGGTTGTGCCATGTTAGAATGATAATCCTAATACTCGTTTCCAGATATCGCTGGACCCGTCATAGTCGCCGTAGCAATAGTAAAAATAATTGGTGTCATAGGCATACATTCCAGCGGTGTCACCGACGGTACCTAATGATGTGCTGGGAACAGTTTCTTGA